CTCAAAATCAGAATCTTCATCCCCACCGGTCACCGTGGAGACAACCCTCACATTAAAAAACGTTGTGCTGGATTTATCAGTAGTCTGGCAATTCGTCGTGTTCACTAGCATTGCCGTGCTACCTGCATTTTCAGCGTCCAGCATGGTTGTGACTGTATCGTCAGTGGTTTGGCATTGCCCTGAAACAAACTTTCTTTGCGATGAAGCTTTTTTATCAACCCCATAAGTCGCGCTAGTAAATGTCTGTTCAAAGGGCCTCTTGGTCTGACTAAAATAACCCAGAGCCATAGAATAGGCGCCCTCTGTTCTGGCGCTATTCGTTCCGATTGCCACGGAATTGGTCGCAGCGCTCTGACACGATGGCCCCATTGCTATAGCTCCAGAACTGCTTGAGTTAGCCCCATTTCCTAGCGCTAATGATTTAGTGTTGCTTGCTATGGCGTTGTGCCCTACCGAAATGGCATTAGCCCCGGCTGCCGTGCATCCTGACCCAATCGCCACTCCGTCGGTCCCCAACACTGCCGTGTTTGCGACGTTTAGACCGGCGTTCATGGTGACATCGCCATCTAGATCGATTCGCATCCGCTCGGCAGTATTAGTGTAGAACGACATAACTTCATTGTTCTGCTCGTATCTGATCTGCCCTTGAGTGCCTGAGCTCGGATCCCCAAAATAGACAGAACCATAATCACCAGCGCTTGATCCGCAGACAATCGTGATCCCTTCGTCCCCTGTCCCGTCACCGACAACTAAGTTATCTGCTGCTGCATCAATATTAGTGTAGGGATCGTGCGTCCCGATAGAGACACGCCCAGTTCCACCGCTAACAAGCTGAACCGCTTCCGAACTATTGGTTGTATTAATCTTAATGTAGTCATTACCATCGAGACCTTCGATCTCCACAGCAGCCGCTTTGTTGTCGGGAATGACATCAGTCGTGGCAGAGAATAACTCGCCAAAGGTCATAATTTTTGCATCAGCCATAACTTACCTCACTTTGCCGCTGTGGCGTCGATATAAAGAGCACCGCCACCAGGAGCACTTCCAGTGTCGTCTCGGGTGATTCGAAGAAACCCAAGCTTCATGTCAAAGTTGACAAGAGTCAGGGTGCCAGAGGTTAGATCGATGGTCTGAATGTCAGTCTCTGTTCCGCGATAGGTGGCAGTTGCGGTTCCGGAGAAGGAACTTGCTCCGGAAGTGCTAATCTGGCCAAGGGTAAAAGTGTTAGTCGCTACAGCCGAAGCAGTGCCTTCAACATTATAGTCCTGAACAGTGCTGTCCTGAACCCTTATAATGTCACCAACGACATATCCATGGGATGCGGATGTAAACACAACAGGATTTGCCGCCGTAGCGCCAGTGACTGTCTGAACTCCGCCACCTGCAACCGCCATACTTTTGGGTTGATCAGTGCCAAAGATATACTTCAGTTTAATCCGGACATTTGTTGATGTTGTATAAAGGGCAACTGTAATTTTTGAGTGGTTCTGCAGCTGAAGGTCAATAGCCTTCAATTCGGTGATAGCCGAAGACGCTGCTAGGGATTCTCTGTATTTAAAAATTCTCACTATTCTCTCCTAGGGACTCTATTGCGAGTCGGGACATATCTTCATCCCAAGTGGTAATATTATATTAGCTCTGTCTGGCTTATCTTTCAACTATCGCTGTCATTGTTCCCCCTGATGACGCTTGCGAGAAAGAGGTGATGCCTTCTCCTCTTGGGCCTCGGCTTGGCCCTGGCTTCTCTTCTTCTCCTTCATAGTTTTGTTGCATTCTCGATAGCTCGTTCTGGTTTGCATACGGAAGACCAAGCAGCGTTGCCAAGGTTTGCTTTTGCCCTTGGTTAAGGCTCTTCATCTTGTCTTTGTCGGAGAGAGTATCCATGGCCTTTTCATAAACGTCAGAGTAGACCTTAGGCCATGCCTCCTTTAGAGTTGCAACTGTCTGCGTGGTAAGGGTTCCTGTGAGCATTCCTGTTAGGAGGGTCTCGACGGGATCTGTAAGCATCTGCAAGACACCTGCAAATTTCTGAAGCTGGACAGGGGTTGGGGGATACTCCTCATTAAACATAGAACTTCTTGATGTCTTAGGGATAGCGCGCTTTGCAATCTCCACATGGTTCCTGATGAGAGACTTCATTGCCTTTCTCACGTCCGGAGCTTCAGCGAAGACCCTTGTAGTTTCATCAAGGAACCTCTCCATTGTCATGCTGCTTGCTGAAAGCTGCTCAATGGATGCCCTAGCCTCAAAGAAGCTATCCGCCTCTAGGGGTGAACCAAGGGCTTCTTGTATTCTGGATTGCCATGCGTCTATAGATCTAGTCTTAGCTGCCTTCTTGCGTCTCTCAGCCTGAGTACCTGCTGGGTCTCTGCGAAGCGGAGATGATGCAATAAGGAATGTCTGCCTGGCTTGATGCTCCCAGCCCCTGTGAATTGCACTTCGTGGAATTTCGTTCTGACTCCATGAGTCAAATGCCTCAGTAACGGAATTCTTGCTTACGTTCCTTATACTCCTAAGCTGATGCATCATGTTCACCAGCTGCTTTGGATTCTGAGCCATGCCCGTAAGCCCGGCCAAGGCCCCTCCCATGACAGACAGAGTTGGAGATCCAGTCAAAGCATATGTCCCAACGCCAACAATCCCGCCGCGACCAACTTCCCTGAGGGACTGATTAAGGTTTGCCGCAGCTGCCTGAGGCCCCATGAGCAGATTTGCAATAGGCAGTTCTTCCCTCATGAACTCAATCTTCTTCCCAAGGTCCTCGGCGTTTTGGCTAAAAAACCCGATTAGATCATCCATCCGGCCCTTGAATTCATCCTCTGTAGGGATCTTACCAAGACGCTTATCTCTAAGGGGGATCTTCTTTAGCCTTGCAAGTTTTGCATTCAACTTGCTCTTGGCTACAGCAGGAACACCATCCATAGCCGCAGGGTCGAAGCTATCACGGATAAACTCCATCAGCTCTAACGACCTTTCATGATAAACCTTAAGCTTCGCTGTGTCTGCATCAGCAGTATTTTTGTCGAGCTTCCTCAGGTAGCTAACAAGCTTGCCCGTAGTTGCAACAGGAGACTCGATGCTCTCTGTGAACTTTGAGAGATTCTTCTCCTTCATATCTTTCAGCGTATTGGCTAGCTCGTTGAATCGCTCCTTGTGCTGCGCAAGAATTCCCCAGTTGTTTTGATCTTTCATCTCGGACTGGAGATTATCAATCGCAGACTTGATCCTGTAGTCGATATCAGGGATCTGATCAGACAATCTTTTGCCGTAGTAGATCTCTCTATGGAGCCGCGTCTGAAGCACCTCGAGGGACTTGTATGCGTCTGCGGTAATGCCCGCATGGGCTTTATCATGGTAGCCGATCTGTAGCCTATTCGACGCGTCATCAAGATTCTGGCGAAGTGTGCTTCCATTAGGGGAGAGCGTAGCATCCATATAATCGAGCATGCCAGAGTCAACGGGGTCTACCACATCAGCAGAGCGCCTTTTGGAGAGGATCTTTATATGGCTATCAATAGATTTTCGCAGCTGAGGAATGGCCATATCTATGTGATTAATTGCGTCTTCGGATAGGTCTACCTCATCCTTTTTTAAAAGTTTTTTAACCTTGCTCCATTCTTCCATGACCTCTGGGCCAAGGATGTCTTTTGCCTTTACCTTGCCTCTAACCTCATTGACTATGCGCAAGAGATCGGCAATGTCGCCAGTATCCTCTGCCAGCTTTAAAGCATGCTCAAGCTCAAGCTCATCAAAGTCTGTAAAGCCTCCTTTTCCGCCCTTAATGCGTTCCTCGTGGGCCTTCCTAAGCTTGTCCTTCAGAAGATTTAAATTCCTTTCCTCTCTTTGCCTTCTCCAGTATGTTTTAAAGGCGTCCACCTTTTTATCTGCCGCATCTTTTGCTGCACGTTTCTTCATTAAGACAGTGCGTCTCTGGGCATTTCCCTTTTTAACAACACCCTCAACGGACTCAGAAAAAAGAGACCTATAAGCCTTAAGTTCGGCTATATCTGCGTCGATTATAAGACGAGTGATGGTGCCATCTGCATCGGTCGCAGGGTGTTTCCTCCCAATCTCAAAAACTTCTCTTCGGTAGCCCTTCAATGGGTCGCGAACATTGCGAACAATATCGAGGACATTAGATGGGATGCCTTTGCCCTGGCTCACGTAGTTTGATTTAACCACTTCATCGGCCAAGAACTTTCGACTGAACCCACTCATATCGGCCATCTGGATATAATCGTCAGCGAGAAGCTGGGTATCGACATACTTTAAGATCTCATTTGCATGGCCTTCTATATTGTCACGAACATCCTTAAGGGTGCGATAATCATCACCCGCCTTATCTTTGAGGGTGAGCAGATCTCTAAGTCTTCCTTGCTGTGTTTGGCTTAGGTTATGAGTTTCTGCTGCAACCTTAACGATGTGGTCCCTGACCTTGCTAAATGCCTTTTCTCCTCCGCTGTCACCAACATCTATTATTTTATTGAGGACGCTATATCCCATGCCCTTCGCACCTGTGAGCATAGGGACGGCAGAGGATACAGCACCACCAAACATAAGACCAATCAAGGCGTTTGTTCCGACAGAGTTGAGGATGTGCTCGGCTGCATCTTCTGGCTCACCAAGGACAGATTCGCTAATACCTTCACCGGCACCCCACATGCCGCCTTCGACAAAACCGCCAGCCATAGCGCCAACAACTTTAGATCCACCAGCGCCAAGGCTTCTGGCAATAGCCGAATTACCCATTTTGTATGGGAGGTATTTATTACCAGCCTTGAAAAGACCCGCAGTTGTGCCTTCTGCTACCTTTGCTCCTATCTTTGATGATATTCCGGGAAGGGTATATTTCCCGAGGATCTCACCAGCCTGGTTAAACCCCCTCTTAACAATACCCTTTGCCTGATGCTCGGCGGCCTCTGCGGCAATCTGCCTTGACGCCTGGCCAACGAGGCCCCTCCCTGCGGCAAGACTAGCACGCCCCATCAGGGACGTTCCACCGCTGTAGAGTGCGGCAGCAACAGCGAGGGGAGCACCCGTACCGTGGTATATCCACGGGTTTCGAGCCTGAATAGCCTCTGTAAGCCCCTCATCGATAAGACCGGTTGCCTCGCCAATAGACGACGGGAGCCCGGCAAGGAGATAGTCGTCAACACCAAGTGCAGCAGCAGCGACCGCACCAAGCCCACTGTCTGCGAATTCCTGATTCTCGTGCCATTGCTGGATTTTAAGGGGGGATACGTGAGTCGCCGTACCGGCACGTATGTAGTCAGCTGCCCTTGTGGCCTCTACCTTTAATGGGTTGCCAGAAGCGTCTTGGACCCAAAGCAAGTCACCAGGACCACCTGCGTACCTGTAGCCCCCGGAAAGGATTTTATCATCCACTTCGCTTTCTGCGACATTACTCTCAATGCCTCCGGTTTTCTCATTAAATAGGGTAGCCATTATCTACTATCCTTTACTGGGCGCTCTGAAGGCCTCGCTTGGAATCTCATCTTCAAACACCCAATGCCAGTAGCCTTTGTATGTTCCTGGCTCTCCAGGCTGTGTATGACCTGGAACAATTCCCCAGAGCTTTCCATACTCCCTCATGAATTTATACTCCGGCGTATCAAAGCCACCCAGGGCAATATCAAGACCTCTATAACCACCATGTTCGGTGTGCAGCCCATGGTCAGACGGCTCCTTCCCCTCGGCCCGAAGCTCCGCCGTCATCTCCGCCGTCCTTGCTCCTGATCGGTGACCAGTAACCTCAAAGTTAAGCGCTGGGTTTATTTTTTTGGCCCATCTCTTAAACCTAATCCATCTGTCTGCTTTCTCTTTTGGGAGGTAGGCCTCTTTCCCATCTTTCGTTGGTATTGGGACAAGCTCGTACTGCTTATTGTCCCTGGGGTTGACGATCCCAGAGGCTTCGTTTAGCTGCGCCTGCTGCTTTGCTTGATCACCCTTGTGTGGCCTGTCTGATGACGTTGAGCTTACGACGGCTGCTTTCCATTCATTAACCAGCCTATCTACCCTTGCGTCCATAAGCTCGCCAGAAAGGTTAATATCCACAACGCCAACATTGAAGGGAACCATGTTTTTAGTTCTGTCGATATTGGCTCTAAGGCTTTTGCGAAAATTGCTCATAACCTCGTGGACGCCAACCCCTCCGGAGATTGTTCTAATCTTATCATCCCAAGCACCGCGAGCCTTTGCACTGAGTGAGGATAGCGATGATATGACTTTTAGCTTGTCGTGGTACTCCACACGGGCTAGCCCATTGATGACTGACAAGATAGATACGGTATCCAGATCGAGGCCAAGGGCGTCCTCATAAAAACCAGCATCCTGGTTTGTCAGCCCTCTGCCCTCTATGTTTGTGGCATAGACACGCTGAAGGGTCTTAAGGGTCTTTACCAGTCGCTGAGTTTGCTCGTTAGCAACTTTCTCGTTGTCGGGATACTGTCTTCGTGTCCACTTAGAGATAAAGTCAACAGTACTAACCGTTAGCGCCTCTTTGAGGTTTGATTCGTCAAAGACGCCTCCAGGCATTGCAGTATCCTTAAAGAGCCGCACCAGCTTCATCTTAAGCTCTGGAATCTCCTGGAGCATATGGAGCCTCTCTGTCGTATGCCCCTCTTCCTTCGCAGGCATCTTATCGAGCCCATAATCGTCTGCGTTTTGTAGCTCCCTTAGGGTCTTCGTTGCCTTATATCTCGCATCGTCTGCGTTTGATCTGTTGTAATCAGCTAATGCTTCCTGGTTAAGGGTTTTCGATGCTGACTGAATATTTCCCTCAATCAGTTTAGATTCCTTATCCATGGACTCCATCTGATTCTTGTTTAGCTCGAGATTTATCGCATCCTGAATATCGCTAATGTTCTTTTGCCCATTAAGGCTAAGGCGTTTTTTCTCCCTTTCGAGCATTTTGTCCCAATAGAGAAGGCCTGCCTTTTTCATATGCTTTATGGACTCAGCCTCGCTTTTGAAGTTCTTCCTGACCTCTGCCGCATAATTCATCGCAACACCGGCTTTATCGATAAATGATTTCTTCTCTTGCCGCATGGAGAAAACATCTGCATCGATAGCTTTCATGATTAGTGGCATGAGAACGTTTGGCATCTTTGCGCCCTTCTTCGCAAAAACTCCCTGACCGACCACAGTCCCGGCAGCAGCAAGAACAGCACCAATACCAAGAGCTGATTTCTTGAAGATGTCCCAACCAGACATTTGCCGCTCAGTCGTTGCCTGCGTCACAAGATGATCTGTTAGCTCATTTGCCTTGATCTGTCTCTTCCTCCAGGCCTCAAAGGCTTTATCTCTTTCGCCTTTTGCCCACATGGCTTCATTGTCTTTCATGAAGAGGTGGTAGTCTTCTTCCCCTTGAACCTCTGCCCTTAGAAGGGCATGCTTTTCGACATTCTTCTTTTGCCTCGCCCTTATCTCAGAATTTTCCTTCGCAAGAGCCAGCATATCTTCATTGTTTCTGGCTCTGAAGCTATCCATGGCGAGCGATCTTCCGAGAGATCCAGGAGGCCTTTCACCCTGGCTTCTTTCGGTCGCCTTCCGAGCTTTTATTATTGATTTCTTAGGAAGGCCTGTTGCCCTGGCGAGACGCGTCAGTACCTCTGGGTCCTCAAGGGACATCTGGTCGGAGTCATCAACGGACATCTGCTTTGAGTAAAACTGCCTCTGCGCTTCTTCCAACTCTCCTGGAGCCAGAAGGATTTCGGCCTCCTCGGGAGACATTGCTTCGCCCTCTTTTGGCATGGATGCAATTCCACTTTGTGCGACTCTTTCGGGATCTATCCCTCTGGCCTCTTCCTCACTAGAGGCACCAGCATAGGCCTTCCTCAAATGCTCCGGCAGATGGGCTCTCTCATGGACAGAACTCAGCCTTCCCTCTTCTTCTGCGGACTTGATTTTCCCTGTGTAGAAGGGGTGAACCGGAACGGCAGTGCGCTCTTGCTCGCCTGGAGATAGCTCGCCATATCTTTCAGCCTCAGCGGCCACCGAGCCTTTCTTCTCTTCGTACTCCGCCTTCTCCCTCCTGGCCAGTTGATTTGCTTCGTCCTGTCTCTCCATCCAGGCCTTAAAGGCTTTTTCTTCTTGCTCGGGGGAGCGACCCGACCCTCCAGGGAAGAGCGATCCTAGCGAATGCTTATCTCTCCTCTCCTTGAGCGACTGGACCAAATCGAAGGACGCCTGTCGGGACGCTTTTCGCTCCTCTGGGGAGTCCTCAAACAACCACGCAAGCCTTCTTTTCTGCGCATCAGCCATTTTACTACGCCTTTCCTTCGATTCGGTCTAATCGCTTAAGCAGACCCGCAATCATCATAGACTGAGAATCGATCAATCTTTGCTGATTTGCGTCTGCTGCTAATCCAACCATCGTTGCCTTGCCCGAGTCTATCCTTCTCACACCATTCTCGTCCTTGCTGACGAATGATTTACCCGGAGCAGTCTTCTCTGCGTCTTGAGCTATGATGCCGTATTGATCTGTCTCCCCGCCAAACTCGGGCTTGTAGTCGTACTTTACCGGGTTAAGCTCTCTTAGGAAATTAGATAGCTCATCCTGAGATGGACCAACTCCAGACTTTGCCTCCTCATCGCTTATGGTCCCAGGAGAGTCCCACCTCAGTTGCTGCCCAAGGTTGCCTAAGGTGGGCTGCGGGCTAGAGTAGGAGAGGGCATCCGGCACATGCAGACCTTCAACAGATGTCTTTGTCTCAAACCCAGAATTAACAAAGCGGGCTGGACTGTATCCGGAGTAGGCGAGGTCTCCAGGGGGAGTCAACGAGCTACCTATGTCTAGGTTAGGTGCTGCATCAGGGTCGTAGTTAGATAGATTCGTACCGCCGAACATGCCGGATAAGGCCTTGCCTCCGAGATCTCCAAGAAAACTTCCAGCCGCAGTCCCAAGAGGGCCAAGAGCAGAACCAGCTGCACCCCCGATAAGGCTACCGGTGGCCCTTGCGGCAGTCTCTCCTGGATCTTTCCCACCCAGAAGACCAGAGGCTAGCTTCATGCTGGGACCCACAACAGGGATCGAAGCCCCTCCCGCATCTGCGGCTGCCCCTGCTGCATCCGCGGCAACATCTGTAGCACCATCTCCAGCTGCTGCTGCTATATCGGAGACGATAGATCCCCCCTCGCCGAGCACCTCCTTGGCAGCCTCCTTACCTACGCCTTCGGCGGCATTAAGTAGCGCCTCATTGCCCTCAGCTGATGCCTCTATGAGGCTCTTAGTGTGATCTGCGACTCTTCTGCTTAAGTCCTCAGGGCCATCATCAAGGAGATAGGCACCTCCCTCGAGAGCCTTACCGAGTCCGTATGTTCCAAACCTCTGGAGCGCAGCTTCTTTTTGTTTTTTACCCTTGGCACCCAAGAGGGGGAGGGCAGCCCCTATCCCACCAAGAACTTCCTTGGTTGCTTTTAGTCCGGTAGTAGCTGTGTCTCTCCAGTCATAAGGCAGAACGCCTGCCTCCTCGCCTGCTGGGCTAGACGGGAGTAAGCCCTTTGATTTCTGGGACAAGTCAGGACTGAGCCCGCCAAGAAGCCTATCCTTCCTATCCCCCTCAAATGATGGGCCTGGATCATCAGAGGTGTAGCCTCCAATCCCCGTGGGCTCAATATTTTGTTTTGCCACTTCATCGCTTGTAGTCCCCCCGAATCTCTCGGCATATGCGGCCAGCACTTCCTGGACATAAGCCTCCGCCTCCGATTCCGTCATCTCGAACTGGCCATCTGCTACTCGACGCTTATTCTCACTCGCAACCCCAAAAGTCCTTATGTTATCCTCCACAAAGGCGAGTTCCTCTTCCTCTGTCATCTCCGGGAGGCCATCCGCCTCTCGAAATTTATTCTGCATGCCGATCCGCGCATTCGCCAGCCCCGCCGAATTAGAAGTCCTGTCTCGATGGTCACGCGCCGCCAGCCACGCCTCCGTATCAGCATCTATTTCGAATACATATTCCCATGTGCCCCTATCTTCATCCCATACCTTCATCATCTCAACGAGATTGCCCTGAGCATTTGTACGGGTTACGATCACAGGGTCCGGCTTGCTGTATCCCTCCTGAAGCTCCCATCTCCCTGTGGCCTCGTTTTTCACATAGCCCTTAGGGGGAGCCTCCCCTCCAGATCTCGTCGCAAGACCAATCTCGCCTTCTCTAGACCCAACAACAGTTTGCGTTGGGACCCCATAGGTATCCCCACCAGGAACACCAAAGCCCATAAGTACGTTAATGATTGGAGCCATCTCTGCAACGGTGCTTACCTCATCAGAGAAGAAGCCAGTTGCCTCAATAGACGATTTAACCACCTCTGTTGATGCCCCAAGCTTACCGGCCCAATACTTATAAGCCAAATCCCTGCGCTGCTGCTCTAATTGAGCATCGACTTGCATAATGGCAACATCTCTTTGGACGCCCTGGCCAATCAGGGTCTGTATCATGTTGTCTCTTTGGCCCTCTAGCTGTGCATTGATCTGAGCATCGGCCTTCTTTGCGTCATCCACCATCTGCATGGCTTGCATCTGCTGCGTCGCAGCTGCTTCAGTTGCAGCCCTATCTGCCTCAGACAGCTGCTGTGTTTTCATCCGATGAACTGCCGAGGCGGGTATACCTCTTGCGCCCGCAGCAGCAGACAAGGCAGACTGCCTCGCTCTCTCCTGCTGATGCTTTATCGTATCGCTTACCTCACCGCCCGCTATTCCCGCAGCCGCAGAGTCAATGGCTATGCCCTGTCTAGATCTAGCATCCGCAATAAACTGATCTATGTAGTCCTGCTGATGGGTCCTGGGGGTATCTGGATAAGTCGTTGGCGACCCCTGCATCTGCTCATATGTACTTGGGACTTCTGGGTCTGATGCCCTCCACCTTGAGGGATCTCCCCCAATAAAGCCAGCAGAGCCAGGAGCGCCAGAACTCTGACGGACAAGGCCAGGGCTTGCCTCTAGCCCGGACTTAATAGAACCTGGCGCAGTAAAGGTTGACACAGGAGCACGCGATGCAATTAGTGGATCTCTAGGCGATGAGCCTGCCGCCTCTTTCACCCACCCAGAGGTATCTCCATAAGGGCGGCCATATCCGGAACTCTGCTTTAAGTCTGCCTCTGCCGGTCCATCGGGATTGGCCTGACCGAAGACGGACCCCGCCTCTTCTTTCATTTGCTCCCTTCGTCTTCTTCTTTCTTCTTCCTCTGGGGTTGAATACTCGGCCATCACGCACTCCCTATCGTATTGGTTTCTGACGTTCTAAAGATACCACGTTTCGATCCTACCTCTAGAGCAATGTTCTCGATGACAAACCCATCACCAGTTGCGGATGAGTTATCAGCATCGTAAATCTCAAATTTTATAGCTTCACATTTTTGCTTGGATAGGTGCGCTCGAAACTGAAGAAGCGCATCTGTAGCAGAGTCAGTCGTAAACGTATACGTGTCTATAGCCGCACTGTCGTCATAGTCATAGTAGACCTTCACAGTCAGAACATGCTTATCTTTGCTTTTTCCTAAAAGAGAAAACCGATAAGCACGAGCAAATCCCTGAATCCCGTTAAGAGAAATCCATCCCGTCTTTAGCTTCGTAACCAGATAGGTCGTATCTAACTTATAACCTGACTCCTTCCAAAATTTATTGGAGTCAGTGACAAGCATTATCTCTCCGTCATTATTCCCCATCCCCACAAACCGATCAGAGCCAAGGGTAGAGAACGTGAAGTGACTCCATTGATCAAATTCATAATTATAAACAAGGACGCTTGTGTTTAGGAGGAATCTTATCGTTGAAGTGGCTTGATCTTGGATCATATCTAAGACTCTAGACGAGCCAAGAGTGCTCTCAACCGGAGCACCTATATACTTAATACCACTCCCGGTAATCGCGTGTATGCCCTTTGCGTTTTGAAAGAATAGCCCTATATCAGAATAAAGAGTTGGGCTCCCGCGAAGAGCACCCATGCTATTGCTCACTATCCTCGGAGTATAGTAGCTTCCAGATCCAGTCCTAGATGGACCATCACCATCCAAAGCCCATATGGAATTCTCTCTAAAGATATAAAGAGTCTCCCCCGAGCTTCCAAGGGCGGTTGGCTTGTCATCAAGAATGCCATCCAGGGGGACAAAGAACGTATCATTGAAGTTGGTGCCGTGCCCATTCCTATACTCTTTACTGAAAAATATTCGATAATCTTCACTGATGATAAAGAGCCTATTTCGATGAGCTGCCACATAGAAACATGCTGGGCACCTTGTATTGGCGACCTCGCCAGAGTCAGTATAGAGCGCAGCAGACGAGAGAACATCATCATCCTCTGCCTGGTCCACAAGCGTCTGAGTAAACGTCGAGTGCTGCCCTCTTATATTTCCAGCCGCATAGTATAGATTCCCATCACCCTCGGTCCGATACACTAGGATCCTATACTTTCCTCCTGCGATTTTCTGGGAGGCACTATTGACGACGATCGTTACAGTATCATCGGAGGAACCAGTCGCTACTGACTTGGAATCGGACGGCTCGGATTGATAGAGATTCCCCTGGCTATCCTCCTGCTCGAATACGACCTTATACTTATATGTTTTGCTGCTATCCAGTCCTCCAGCAATGCCCCCATCAGACGCCGTTAAGGTCTTTATGTATGGCTTTGGCTTGCCAACAATATCCTGGTAGAGGTCAAAGGAGTCCCGAAACAGAGCATTTCCAGCAGTCCAATAGATGTTTTTACCGATCTCCGCCCTTCTGACCCCATACGTGGGGACAGCATCAAACGAATACTTCACAATGGTTGGAACGGTAACAAACTGAAAACCGGCGGCATCGTTAATTGACTGAGGCGGACCAAGCGTAGACATGACACCATAGGCACTGCCACCGTCAGAGGCTCTAACTGCTCTTCCGGGATGGCCGTTAAATGTGCTGCCTATGTTTGCGGTTAGCGATGTACCGACCAGGTTCCCATCTTGATCGAAGTAATTGAGGGTCTCAATCCCTCTGGGGTAGACCTCCCTGTTTTCTAGGTTTGGGAAGATTGTCGTCTTGTGGTTATTCTTGCCAAATGTGAACTGGAATGCTCCTGACCCGGCAAACCCCTTGTTTATCTCTTGAGGGTCATCATGGAACGCAAGCGAGCTAGGTGTCTTTATGGGTATCCTGTAGGTCACTTCCCCATCTGAAGCCCCAGTACCATAGGAGTTATAAACGAGATCAACAGTTTCAATACTAGACGTTACTGTGGGGTCCTCCTTGTTATCAACAAAATAAAGAAGCTTAAATGATGCCTCTGTATCTGTGCTTGTTTTTGTTATCGCGCTAGACAGCGATCCGCCTTCGGTGAAGTTATGAACTCGGATAGTATGCGGGACACCCGGGGTGATGAATCCGATATAGATCTTATCAGCTTCAATCGAAGACTTACCCATGGCAAGATGGGCATACGTAAGAAGGGTATCCGGAGGAGCAGTAGCGCCAAGGCCAGTGCTTGTGTCCAGGGTGCCCGTCAGGGACGGAGAGGCTACATTATCTGTTATTGATGTATCCTTAACGATCCGAACGCTATACGTTGAGTCGTGCCGGTAATACCCAACATAAGCGCAATTTGCCGTAAAGGACTCAACGACATCAAAAGAACATTGATCCTTATGCTCCAGATAGTTATCCGACACAAGGGCCACTAAGCTATCAGAGCTTGACGCAATTGCCCCATCGTTATCAGGGCCGAATATTGTTCTGTTTAGCTCATCTGCTGCACCACCATCTGCACCTTCCTTATTGTACTCGTAGTACACAGCAAACTGTGTTGCACTAATCGCGACTGGCTTAATGCGTCCGTAGAAAGTGGTCTTAGCGAATGTCGATCCTGATAGCCCGAAAGTAGTTTTCAGTATAGACATATTAGATGCATCAATGAGGTTAACGGAATAACCGATGCCGCCGGTGCTTGACGATCCCTCTCTGACCAACACCGCAGACGCAATGCATATAAGCGAGTCATCTGTGCTAATTGCTATCTCTGGACTAGAGAAATAAACAAAATTATACGTAGAAGAGCCAGAGAAATCATGAGGTGATAACGGAAATACCTCTGTAGATAAAGGGCTCCACTTTGACTGTAGGCGACTCTTCGTTGAGGGAGACGCTGGATTAATTCTCCATGTATGCCCGCTGGCCTCTAGTCCATAATAAGCACCCTTGTACTGGAACGATCCTTCAAAGAAGTGGGTGCCAGCCCCGGCCGGGTATTCGAACTGGGTTTCAGTGTAACCCTTTCGCTTTTCTATCTCGCCATGCTTATTGAATATAGCATTCTCTAAGACCTCAAGCTCTCCCGGCTCCAATGTAACATCGGTCTTCTTCGTTTGGATGCCTTTGCTGAATGGTATATTCGCTATTTTTTTCTGAAGAGCCATTAAAACACCCAAACATCTATGGTTACGCTTGCGGAAGCTATTAGTTTAATGAAGCTAGCCTTGCTCGTATTTGTTGATTCATTATCATACACGACGGCATTGGCACTTCTCTTCACTACGATATAGCCCTTGGATTCTCTCCCGAGCTTATGGGCAATGACTGATGCTGAGGTTGTAAGATCGACATCTGTGATCAGGTTGCCGTCCAGGAGATCTACAGAGAAAATCGGACCAAGGGCTTCTTGGAGCTTATATTGAATCTTGGTCAGATTAGGGTCTGACACATTGTAAGCCTCATATTTAGGCAAAGCCATGAGTCCTCCCTACGCGTATCTCCAATGGCCAGGCAGCACACCAACGGAATCATCCACAATACCTATTGGTTCGCCCGCATCCCTATTGCTTGATGCTTCTTCGATTCTCTCTTTAAGTCGATCTAGCTCGCGCTCAAGTGAAGTTGTTGAGGTCTCTTCCTTGTGTCTCATTTTGATAGCTGCTGAGTAAACTGCGTACTCTTCCCAGTTAAGGGCAATTCTATCATCCACTTCTGCTTCGTCAGTTCTTAGCTTTGTATATGATGGAACATACCACACCTTCACCGTATCTGTCGAAGTCGGCTCAGGCATAAATACAATGTCTTTTGCATTGAGATTGTATTTATAAAGAGGGAATCCCCTGTTGTTGTATACTGACTCATCAGAGGCGAAGGCGTTTCTCTCACTGAACGAATACCTTGGAATCCGAACAGTGTCAGATCCCTGGGTGATATCGACGCCTAGCACCTTGTAGAGATCAGTAATCCCTATAGTTGAAAACGAGTAGGTACTCGTCCCGCTTGCCAGAGAAAAGGAGGCAGAACTAACATAATAATCCTCGAACTTTAAGACCAGGATATCATGCAATTCACCTAAGCCCGTATTGATGTAATCATTAATCTCTGCATCAGCGAAGAAGTTATTCCCCACCGCATCAGCGATCCTACGAGCCCTAGTCCTTAACTCTAACAAGGTAGACATTAGTAGCCCTCACCGTCATCATCATCCTGCTTGCCAGGATTACCCTCACGAGCCTCAAGACATATCTCAATGCAATCCTTCAGGGAGTCTGCAAATCTTGCATCATCGCCATCCTTAACTGCACTAAGGCATTCCTGAGCGGCATCATCAAAGGCATCCTTGTAATCATCGTGCCCTTCTTCCTTTGAGTGCTTTATTGATTTAGCACCACCAAGAATCAAAGCGATAGATGGACCTTTCATTGAATCGCCTCCGCTAGAGGAAGGGGGCCGAAGCCCCCGACCCTCATGATTGTTATGCGTCGCCTCTAGTAAGGACGAGAACAAAGCAAAAAATACCAGCTTGCTTAGTTGTTCCATCACTATCATAGAGGTTAAAGCCAATTGTTGCCCCCGGCGCATCTGCCGGGAAAGAACTAATGGCCTCAATGGTGGCATGAATATCACCATCTGCATGAAGCGGTGTTGCCACTGCTGAAATCAAGCCATTGTACTCACGGTCCAAATGGATCGTGTAGAGACTTGTGTCTGACAGTACAACTGAAAATCCCTTACCAGCGGTAATAGAACCATCAGCAGCAATATGACCGGCAACAATTTCAATATTGTCGCTTTCAGAACTCATATTAGGAAAGCCCATAACTTATCTCCTTATGATGACAATGCAATGCGGCAGTTAAAGCCTGGCGCAGTACAAAGAAGGTTTCCATAATAGCCCCATCGGTACTCAACACCGTCTTCATTGCTTTGTCTGATCCCCTTAAGGCCATCAAAGTCAAGAAGGCGAGGCGCCTGTCCAAGAGACTTAAACTTCCAGGTGTTAAGCTGAAGCATGTAGCAAACATTTTCCGGGCAGTTGTGGTCAGCAACAATATCAACCATGCCCGCAGGTGTGGCAAGCTGAAGAGTTGCAAATCCAAACTGAGCCATATCATCACCATTTTCAAAACGACGACGATTATAAGCCTGATTAGCAAGAGCACGACCCTCAAGATCAACCGCTAATTCAGCCCAATCAGATGGGTTTATAAATACCGCATCAGGACGCCCACCCTCACGCGCCACCAATACAGCGGCCTGGATGAGAGTGTCCTGAATGGAGGAGTCGGCAAAATCCTGACGTTGACCACCAAGACGGGATGAATCTATATAACGGTTAACACCGAAATGAGAATCGCCAGAAGAGGCAATCGATGAGGGCAGCCAAGAGTCAAGGCCCGCCATCTTAATGTTGGAGCCATCATTTTTAGCATCGCCTTCGACATACAAGAAGTCATCATTTCCTAATGATGCCATTGCAGTTCCGGGTGCAACTGTTGTTGCGAAGGTATTGGCCTTACGGTCAACACTTTCAACAGTTAAAACGCCATCATAAAGAGCAGAGCCATCAGTGGCGCTTCCCTTCAGACGCATCCCAACCTCAACCTGAATCGTTCCCCCAGCCAATGGAGTAACGACGCTTCCAGAGACAGCACCACTGGCAGCAAGCTTCATGATTGAGCCTGTACCACTACGGTAAATGTCTCGACCCATCGTGCGAGAAAGCGCATGGAGGGCTGAGTCAGTCTTTGATTTAGCAACATCAAGCAATGAGCCCTCACTGCCATCAGCGGCAAGCAGGGTCTCGTTGTCAACGCTAACTACTGCGTAATCCTTTACGCGAGTAACAACAAAGTCTTCAATCTTTGTTCCGCCTCGGTTGTTTTGAGCTGTCTGAAAATCAGCACTACGACCAGTGGTTAGCCCATACTCGACTGCATATGTTGCATTTCGACCAGGAAAACTAGTGTCCTTGGGGATCATAGCTAACAAGGGATTGCTCTTGTAAACCATGTTCTCGACCTTCTTAAACGGGTACATGTGCTTCATGGCCGCATCGAAGTTTGTTAGATTAAAAGAAGCCATAGCTTCCTCCTTTTGTAATTACGTGAAGAGTTTACCCTTCCAATGGTCCCTGATTTCTTCATAGGACATCTCATCGGGGTCTTTTCTCGTTGGTTGTTCCTTCCATTTGGCCGATAGTGTTGCTTGCGGGCCTTTCGCTGTTCTAAATGCTTCAGGGTTATACTTTTGGAGCTTACTTAGAACCTTAGGATCTGAGTAAAAACTCTCTTCACGCTCCCGGAGTCCGGCTTCAATCTTTTCAAATGCTTCTTCGACTGTCATTTCTTCGCCTGTCTGTCGATAGTGCTGGATCATTCCATTCGCAACATCTTTAGCAGTGCATGTTTCTTTTATAGCACCATAACCCTCTACACTGGTAGCATATTTTTCTATACTGCCACACAGGGAGTTATAAGCAGCAGACTGAGAAGCGTTTCTTCTTGACTCCGCTTCCGCATTTTCCTTCTCTGCTATCTTCTGCTTTAGCTCATTTAGCTCTTTTTGTGTATTCGAGATCTTTGATTCAACGGTTGGACCTGCATCCTCACTGATAATTTGCTCAGTCCATTTTCTGTAGTACTCAATCGGATCGATACCTTGGGCGCGAAGGAACTCAGATGGATCTTCATTCATCTTCTCCTTCATCTGTACCATCGCCTGGACTTCTTTCTCCCTCGCATCAAGCGCGACCTGCCGCTCCTTCAGAGCAATCTTCTGCCTTCTGACCTCTTTGTCCTGCCTAAGGTTCTCAAGAAATTGCTTACTCTTCTTAGGCTCCTCAACAGGCTTAGGCTCTTCCGCAGTCACCACCTCGGAAGGCTTATCAGAGAAAATATTATAGGCCTGAGGTGCTGACTCTTGCTCAGGCGAACTCTCCGCCGGGGCCGGTTCTGCTGAAGGTACTGATTCTGCTTGTGCTTCTTCACTCATTAAAATGCTCCATTATGACAGTTGTGCTAATAATTCAGGTGGTATCGGAGGAGGCTCCCCTGCCTCCACGGGTGATCCGGGTGATGGCCCCATGGCTAAGTCAGGCGGTAGCCCCCCAGGAGGGGCAGGAGATCCTCCGGGAGGCATACCAGGAGCAATGCCTGGCGGCAGACCCATTGGTGCTGCAATAGGCATACCTGGAGGCATGCCCCCTGCTAGATCAGGGGGAAGTCCCATGGCCGCGCCAGGGGTAGGGGCCGGTTCTGGTGCCTTCCTCTGAACTAGCAATTCGTTCGCTTGAGACATCCATCGGCGCATAAGCTCAAGCTTCGGGTGGGGAACGTCATCAAGGACAGCTAGCGTATAAGCCTGCTGTACTCTTGTGATTCCGAATTCGAGATTCATGTAGATTTCGGGAGCAGTATATCTCCCATTTTCAACGATCTCCTCTATCACCTTATCGATTATTTCAATATATGCCGTCTTAAGGCTATTGGCCTTTTCAAGGTCCGGGAAGTCTAAAAGCCTATGCGCTTCTTCTTTTGAGAATAAGCCATTCAACATCATCTCATTAACAGATGCTAGCTTCGCTGATGGCGTCTGAGGCAGAGACCCAATAGGCTTAACCTGGATAACAAATTCATCATCCTCAAGGCTAATGTCGGCCCACTTAACTTTCTCTAGGCCGCTCTTCTTATCAAAGCTTGCTACAGTGTAGGGATCTCCATCGATATGAGCATCTCTAATAAGGTCAATTATCTGCTCAGTGGCATCCAGGAACATCTGCTCATATGCCTGACCAACGACCATAAATCGCTCTGACTCAATATCGGAAAACTCTCTCAGCGCTCTACCAGACTCTAGGCCCACTGGCTTCTTGCTCTGTGCAGCTAATTGAGAAATTCCTGTCATCTCATAAGCACGCTCGACCAGCCTGTCCAGGTGAGCGAACATTTCTCCGGAGACAGCTCGAGGAACAAAGAACTGAGGGGGTGTGCCTCTATACTTGATAGCCCCGAAGACTCTATTGTTAAGATGAGACGTAACTATCTTTGACGTATCTTCGATGAATACTTTTGGCGTTGCTAGGTGCATTTGCTCCTGGATACGTGCCAAGAGCTTGTTGATCTCAACTTGGATCCCCTTAATTTCTTTCGCAAGGCCGTTGCCCCAAAAGTTCATAGGGTCTTCAGTCCACCTTATGAACGTAAAAGGAAAATAGTCTTTTTCCCATGGCTCATCAACCAGAGTGGCGCTTGAGATGCAAATGATATGACGCCCATCTTTGGCGTCTGGGCCGCTGGGGAGGTGCCATGCCTCATGGCATTCAACCATGTCGCTATGTCTTTGATCCGCTGAGAAGTCTTTCTCTTTATGTTCCTCAGCTTCCATGATTTGATCTTTCTTTTCCGGATACATTTCAGCAAGCACATGTCTAGATACTCTCTTTGTCTGGAAAAGCTGGCGTGGAGTTGCGCCATACTCGGCTTCCGTTGGGTCTAGGGTGATCTCATTTGCCGAGACCCTCTCTGCCAGTATCTTACCAAATTCGTTGTAATACTTTATAACCCCTGTGCCGGTGATGCATGCATCAAGAAAGGCCTTCTGCGCTATGGGGTAAAGCCTCATAGAGTAGAACTGGCCCTGGATAAGCTTACCAAAAAGCTTGGATTTACGCTTTTGGGAGTATGTGCCACCTTCGGTGAGAAAGCTAACGGCAGGCTTATGTTTGGCTATCTTTGATGTAGCTGCTTGGCAGAGGGAGTGAATGATATTGAACGTGAGTCTTGGCTGTCGCATTAATGCGTAATGCGAAGATCCGCTTGAGTATCTTGAGTCAATGGGTCGCCCATTGTAGAGCCCCATATAGGTAGCCATATCTAGGTAGTAGCTATCCTGCTCGCCTCTTAACACCCTGATAAACTTATCAATGGCACCATGGGGATCTTGCTCCATCTGCCACCAAAAGCTATCGCCGTATATTCCGTAACTCATGTCTCAGCACTCCGCCAGAGGTAGTCATCATCTGTATAGCCAAGGTCATCCCTGATGGCAGGGCTTGGTGAGCTATCGTCATTATCAAGAACACCTGCTTCTGGTTCATAGCGGTCGATGCTAAATCCTGAAGGCATGGCTCTCTGTCTCGCTTGTTCTTGAGGCGTCATCTGTATTTCGACTTCATCGTCTTTATACTTAATGACTCCAAACTCGGTCATGAGCTTCAACATTGCTTTAAGGCGCTTGGTGCTTGGACCGGCACCCATGTCTCTTTGCTTTAATTCATCCATGAGTGCTCCTAGTTGAAGAGATCGGCATCAGAATACCCATCACCCCATACATCAGGATCATACAAGGTTTTATCTTGCTCCTCAAGCAGTTTTTGCTCCATGTCATCCTCAAGTTGCCTAAAGTAGGCTGGAGAGCCCGGTATAGGGACTGATTCCGCCTCTTCAAATAGATAGTGTCTAGACTCTTGCCATGCATATAGGGCAGCGTCAGATAAGTGGTTCTCGAACCGTCTGTCTTCGGCAGTGCCTGCCTTATTGTATTGTAGCTTATCCCATTCCTCGAGCAGCTCGAGTCCTCTCTTCACCTTGATGTTGCAGAGTTTAAGGTCTGAGTTCATGATCTTAATCATCCCAACCTTATCTCCTGACTTCTTAGCAGCCTGGACAGGGATGTTAGATCTCTGCTTGAACGTTTCCAGTAGCATCTTTGATGATCCGCCGCCGGAGTCCATGACTATAGACGTGAATTTATAGTCCCCCATAAATCTTCTTATTTTGTCCTCGACATCGGACGTAAGCATCCGATTTTGTTTATACTCGTCAATGATATAAAGACATGGGTAGTCAGGAGTCCACGCAGTAACAACGAAGGCGGTTGCATCATGATAACCAAGGTCAATTCCCAGGGTGAATTCCCATTTATCGCTGTAGGGTCGTTCCTCAAACAGATTGTTTTGAGTATAATTATACACGATTTCCTGATCGTCTCTGACCCAAAGACCAAGATATTCGCGTTTGTAGGAGGGATCGCTGGGGTCCAAGATCCCATTCTTAATGTCCTGCTCGATGGCAGCGACCGCATGTCTCATGTGGGGGTTGTTTTTGATTGTCCATTTGTGAACTGAGAAATTATAGGTCCCTTTCTCGGTAAGATCATAGAAGAACCCATGGCATGCGCTATTTGGGGTGGAGATCATAACCAGTGCTCCGTCTCTATCCAGGAGTGCGGGCGTTATAACCTCATTAACTAGTTCCTTCAGCTTGATATTAAAGAAGGCAGCCTCATCAAGAACAGCCAGGGAGAAGGCAGCGCCACGGAGTTTATCTATATCACTGGCATCATTTGCCCCGGTAAAGATTATTTTAGAGCCATTTGGGAAGATAGCGATCAAATCCGCATTATTAAATTTAATCCCAAGCCTAAATCGGATGCTTGCTTCTTTCATGGATGACCACAGGATTCTCTTGGCTGCTTCTCGTGTCCTTGCGACATAGACGCATGTGGTGCCGTCATCCTCCAGGGCCTCTTTCATGAGGTATCTGCCTGCTGCGTAGCTTTTCCCTGATCGTCGGCTACATATGGCAGCCTTCCTTTTTGAGTCGTCATTGATGAAGTCGAGCTGTTCTTTGAAGAGTGTCCTTGAGAGGTTTAGTGCTCTAGACTTCTTCTGTTGCTTCTGCGCCATACTGGGGGCGCTCTGTGCCTTTATCCTTACGGCCAGTGCCTCAAATATTTCTCTGTCTGTGAGTGTGAGATCAGGCAGCGCCATCGTATACCTCCTGCCCTTTTTTATTTTTGTCGGCATGGAGTGAATGGATAACAGAGGCCAGAAGATTGGAAACAAACTTTACATTCCACTTGGCCCGGGCATTTAGTGCCTGCATATGATGAGACCAATAAGTACAGAAGAGCTGGACAGGAGGGTCAGAAGACAGAGCATTGATAAGCTCAGTGCCCACATGGCTGCGTCTAAAATTCTTCTTAACAAAGAGGTAGTGCAGTAGTTTGGTACCTTCATTACGGCCATAAGCCAGCCAGCCAACGATATGATTCTCGTCATCGTCAGGACACCAAACCAGAATGTCACCAGCTTCAACAACTGAATCAATTAGGAACCTCGTCATATTAGTCACACCACGGTTAGGGCATTTAACCGAATGCAACCAGGAGTGATAGATAAAATCCTCATCTATCCTTTTCATCTCTCTAATCATTTTCTTTCGCTTCCCGGATAGCCTTCTTGGCTAAACGTTTCAGTTCATCAGTAGAAAGAGAGGAGATAGCATCAGACTTAAGCACCACCTCAATCTCTAGCAGTTTCTTCATTCCACCATAACAGCTATCAAGCTTACTCATATCCTTGGTGTCTAGATCTTCCCCATCCTCCACCTTCGTCTTAAGGGCTTTGATCTGACTCTCCGTTATGGAAAAGAGATCATCCCATAAAGCATGCTTGTCCTTACTCTGAACAACCCGCACCTTCTTACCATCAATACCATAAGAACCAGCAGAACGAGCCTTCTTAACCACACCATGCTTAGTCACAGTAGAACGACCAAACTTAGACGCCCTACCTGCACGAGTCGTGGGCGTAGAACTTGTTCCAGACGTTACTTTCTCTTTCTTCTTTGCTTCTTCCATAATCTAATTTTAAAGAGCTATTGAATGATATGCAACTATGCCCTAAGTTAAAGGTAGACGGTTACGGAGTAGACGCTAGGGGTTAGCAATTAACCCCCCTTTAAGCGGACACAGAACCATTGCCTCCTTATGACCCAACGAAGCATAGCTAGTAACTGGGACACACCACATAAGCATTGTGGCAATGGTGATATCCACTAACCAGATATTCAACACAATACAGTACGGATGAAGCGAATATACCAGCTTCCCTAATCTGCGGTTACTAACTATGTAGTCTGGGGGGGGTGTTTATATCTATGTCTCTTACTAATTAAGACCTAAGGATATATACTTTAATGCGCTGCGTTGATGTTGAAATCGTAAAAAAATTCATGGAGGGTGTTCCGCTAGCAGAAGATTAAATTGAAGAGGGGTAGGGGGGGGTACAAGGATAGCGTCTCTTAATTAGAGAATACATAGAATGTTTAAGGAGTGTCCGCCGTAGAGAGAAGAGAGGGAGAAACGAAGACAGGGAGAGAAGAGAGAAATCTCATAGTGAGAATAAGGGTAGAAATATACTCAATGATATAAGCTATTTAGCGTGCTTCGGAGCCCTCACATCCCCAGTAAAACACTCCCATAAAACAAGAGAAAAAGAGCGATACCTTGTAATCATTGAGCTTTCCTATCTTCTATCCACACAAAACACAGTCGCCTTTAACTGCAAAAGAGATGATTTTCGTGTGCTTTTTAACAAAAAGAGAGCAAAAGCGTGAACACGAGATCAAAGAGAATGACCCTCGAAGCTCGGCCCATGAAGACAGCCACCGCTCCGCTATCGTGTCGGCCAAGGCTCCGCCACAAGACGACCGAAGCGGTCGAAGGCAGCTATTCAAGGGTAAGTGGTTAGAATAGTTAAGGTTTTTAAAGATAAAGCTTGCAATAGCTTAGAATATCGTGGTAAAGTAGATGAAATGGAGTTCGCAGACTCCCAAAACCAAAGGAAAAAAGATGAACATTGATTTTAATATTGAAGAGTTAATTAAGCAAGTTGATATTGACGCGGCAAACATGTCGTACTCAAAGAAGACATACCAGAAAACGCAATTGCCTGTCACCGAGAGGCTATGTGTTGCCAAGTCTCAGCTTCGAGCCAGGCAATATAAGCAAAAGCATATCGACCCTCGTCAATCAAAGCTGAAGGCAATGGAAGCCTTAGATTGTAAAATCTATTTGTGGAGAGAGACCGGAGCGCCCAAAGCAGAAGCGGTCCATCAGAAGCATGAAGCAAACAAGTGGGCAATCAAGAAGGAGTTGAAAGTCCACTGGAGTGAATTCCACCTTCGGAAGGATTCGCCATTAGGTCACGGAATCAACCGTGGTGAGATGAGCAGATGCTTCGGTTGGATATGTGGTCAGCTGGAAGAAATGCCCGGCGTTACCCGTGACAAGGAAACGCGCAGATTGGACTTCGATTCAATAACGGTCGAGCACATGGAAGCAGTGGTTGCCCTTCTGGAGAAAGAACTCGAAGGTGAGCGTTCCGATGACGATTGCCTAGAATACACGGCAAAAATCGATGGCATGGACGACCTATTGGTTGACCGGGTCATTGGCGATAATTCGGAGCCTGACTTCGATTCATTGCTTGCTGAAGAGTACGCAAAGATTGATGCCCTTGCTGCAAAGAGCAACAAGAGCTCATCGATTCAATGGAAAAACCTATAAGCCAATCAAACAGGTTTGCCGGTACCTTCAAACCGGCGTCTAAAATCCAAAAAAAAAATTTTTCGCTCGCAAGCTCGCGGGCGCTCGAAGACTCGCTTGAAGTCGATGGAAACGCTTCGCGCTGCGTTACTTCTTCGGTGCTTGTCCTTGCTGTTTGTTTAGGGCTGCCCCTGTTGACGCGGGAAGCCCGCTCGGGGCCGCCAAAGTAGTCTGTGGTTCCGTTATCGTGGCACAAGCCTCCATTGTGTTTGTTGCCAGCGTGAGCTTCAGTGGTTCCGAACCCAAGGCACAAGCCTCCATCGCGTGCATTGCCAACGTGAGATTCAGTGGGTCCGAGGTCGAGACATAAGCTTCGATGAGAAGGCGTTGCGAGCGAGGGATTTGGGGCGCTCCTCTGCACTGACGCTTTTCCATACTTACTATTAAGAGTCCAAACACCCCAAGATCCATAAATTCAAAAACATTCCCATGTTAAGCTTCATGAAAGTGAGATGGGGAAAGGATTAGGAGAGATTAGGATGGTAACTTTAAGAGAGGCAATTGCAAGAGAGGAAGTAAATATGAAGATGCGGCAGAGTATAGAGACAAAAGAGAGGACTGTAGTTGAGGAAGACGACACAGTAGCCACCTATATCACAGCAAAAACAGCTGCCAGGACAGAGAGGGTCCTAGAAGACCTAGGTCTAAGCTATGAAGAGAACCATCTCTTGGCGGCAAAGAAGCTTTTAGACCTACTTGGGTGGCCCTACAAGCATATCGCAGGGGGATCAAACGCAGAGCAAGATGGGTTCAATTTCGTGCTCATCGAGGAGGAGAGAGTATGAAGGAGCAAGGAACACCAGACTCCCAGGCATGGGATAACATGGAGAGATCAGAAAAAATAGAGATCCTAAGAAACAGGATGCTCGCATACAGGAGAGTCCTAGATGGGATAGAAGATTTCTTCCATTGGGGGGGGAGACTCGGGATCATTGAAGGGGGCATTGAGTTTGCGCTGAAGGAAAACAAAAGGAGAAGGCATGACAACAGCAAGGAATAGTAGAGAGAAAAGGGTAGACGCCATCCGTGAAAGGCTAATGGCAGAGGGGGAGATGATAAAGAAGGTGGAAGATCTCGTTAAACTCGGGGGCAAGCCACACATGATCATGGAGACTGTTAAGCATACGATCGAGAGGATAGCGCCCCCAGCTGGCAGTGTTAGCGGGGGCATAAAAACCTTACCAGGAAAGAGGAAAAAGAACAATGACAGATGAAGAGAGCAGCAAAAGCTGGGAAGAAAGATGGAACATCCTCTTGGAGGAGAATCTAGCCATCAGCTTCCATGACCTAAGCGTCATCGTCGATAGGATCCTCAATGGGGGGGGACAGATTCACGACCTAATAGAGTCTGTGAGCAGCAGTATTAACGAGTGGGTGAGGGAGGGGGAGCGCGACAAGGCAATTCAAGGGGATTTAGAAAGGGCCAGAGAATTACTTCAAAAGAAATAAGGGGAGACAAGATGATAAAGAAAAGAGGGCGGGTGTCATCACTATACCATGACATGGCGGAAACAATAGAAAAATTGCTTGAGGAAGGCGAAAGCACCCAGACGATTCTGAAAGCTGCCACAGCCGACATAGGGGTGTGGATGGAGAAAAGGGATGCAGAGACAAGGCTGCTGGCGAAAAAGGGAGAGCTAAGGCTTTCCTGGCTTGCTGACGAGATTAATGCGCTCCTCAGGGACTCTGAGGGAGAGCAGTATCTCGACAGTGAAAGGGCTGTCAATGTCTTGATCAAGGCGAAAAAACTGATCAGAGGACTGAGGAAGGAGGTCTGAAGTGAAGGGCTTAGGGGTAATGAGCATCATATGTGTAGCACTTGCGCTTTCTCTTGGGTGGATCCACATCATCGAATGGAGGAAGCAAGAGAGGATTGAGGCAGTAGCAAGCATGCCGGACAAGGACTATCTCAAAGTCCAAAAGAATGTCCTTCAAAAGGGAATGGAAAGGCTTAGGCTGGCTGAAGTCCTCGATCAGATGAGGGAGCAAGGGAAGAGAGAGAAAAAGGAGGAAGCCGGTGAAATCTCAGGGGATGACAGAGATTGGCTTAATTCATTACTAGCAACAGTGGGGGAGTAGCAACATGAAAGAAGTAAGCGCAGAGATGTACTGGAAAGTTATCGATGAGGACCTAGTGACATTGCTGGCCAATGTTATTGAGGCCAAAGCCGAGACACAGGGGAAATTAGATGAGGCCACCAAGGCAATTATCGAGAAGTCCAAAGGCGCAGAGACGGATGATATAGATCCCCTCTTGAATCATCGCAAATGGGTGGAAGTAATGGAGGGGTTAATAATCGACATTCGGGAGTCAAGACACACACTCGATGAGGCAAAGGCATTTGCAGAAGCCATCACCCCAAAGACGCCCAAGAGTGTCAAAGCGGGATTCGGGGTACTCGTCCTCTTGGCTGCTGGAATGGTCTACGCCATTGCGCAGAAAGTGGTGATCTGATGGAGCTAGATGCCATACTTGCTTGCTTCAGCGCACTATATATCATCGTAATCTATGTATGGGACAAATGCTGCTTTCAAGGAGGTGATGACCCAGAATGAAAAGAAACAGGATGCTAAGGAGAAAGATACAAAAACGCTTCAAAAGAAGGGCATCTCCATTAGACGTGTTTTTCTTTATACTAGGAGCCCTTACCGGCACCGCAGCTGTGCTGTACTGGAGATAGCAATGAAGACACTAGAGCTTTACATAAGCGGAGAAATGTTTGAATTCAACCAGGTCAAAATAGGATCTGGAAAGATAGAGAAAACCATAAAAGAGGTGTCAAAGTACGACAGCCATGGTGTTGAAGACTATTTGCTCGAAGAGATAGCAGACGGAGATGATGGCGGAGACATTCTTATTATGAACGAGGATGGAGATGCCGTAATAATTGACGACAAGCCAGTCGTTGTAGCAACCTGGGAATTGGTCCTGGATGAAGAGGAAAATGAAGAATGGAAGTAGCACACGCAGTCCCACTGGACCTGGTTAGAATCTTTCGAATAGGTCAAATATATAAAACAATAGAAAAAAAACTAATAAAAGACTGGGAGATAGAGGATGCCCTTTACGGGGACAGGGTTGAGCTGACGGAAGAGGAGATCCCAATGATGCGTGCGGCAGGAAGACACTTCCAGTACCTAGCCGCAGACTTCTTAAGAGAAAGAGGGTTCTTGATAACGCAAATGTGCGCATCAGGAAAATACCTAATATGCCAGGAGGTACGGCATAACCGCACCCTAAGCGGACACAGGAGCAAAAGAGCAGTGGGTCCGGCTGAGTTAGCAGCGTTACTGGTGGAGGAAACATTACCAACAGAAGAGGAATAGACAGATGTCAAAAATGAGTAAGGAGAAGGCCGCAGAAGTCCTCGGCCTCTCCGGGAGCATAACGTCCGCGGAAATAAAGGCAAGGTATAGAGAGCTAAGCTTGAAATACCACCCCGATCTATGGCCAAACGGCCAGCACATGCAATCCATGATTAATAACGCCTACGAGGCCCTTAAGGGCTTCAGTGGGGAGTTGGGCCAAGGAACAGATGCCAACATCACAGCTCATATAGGAACAGCATTGTTCGCATTGAGCGACTTGCTTGGCTTAGAGTTTGAGATATGTGGGACCTGGCTATGGGTTACAGGCGAAACAAAGAAACACAAAGAAGCCCTCAAGGGAGCAGGTCTGAGATACCACCACAAGAAAGTTTCTTGGTATCTTGCTCCTCCTGGACGGCGAAAGTTCTCGGGGAAAGAAATCTCTATGGAGCAAATTCGTGGGAACTACGGGTCTTACAAGCCCAAAGAAAGTAAGCGCAAACGTGCGCTGGCAATTGCATAATGAAGGAAAAGAAAGAATATGAGTTTGAAAAATTTAGATGGGCAAATCCGAGATCTGACGAGTCTTGGGCAGATGAGGGATACATTGACAAAGCTGAAAGCTGGGCTTGGAAAAGTCGTGAACGGTGCCAACTCTCGGTCAGCTGTGATTGTGACACAGAACCTGGATATTATTGATGCACTGTGCGTCAGGTACGGCAAGACAACAACCATGCGGGAGCTAGCTGACAGGCTCTTTGATGAGGCTCATGACGAGTACGCATCAAAGCATACTTGCCACTAAGAAGGGAGTGGAAATGATTAAGCATGTTAGTGCAAGTAGCCTTAGCTGTTTTCAGCAATGCGAAGCGAAATGGTGGTATCAGTACCATCAAGGATGGCGGGTAAAGAAGAAGGGGAAGGGCCTCCTGACAGGGCTCGCAATGCATGAAGCTCAGGAGTTATTTTTAAAGGGAGATAACTTGGACGCTGCGATAGATAGCGTAGAGCAAGATGCCATCTCGGAGGGATGGGATGAAGATCCATTGTTCCTTCCGAAGGTGCGAGCGTATATCAAAGGGTACTACAAGGCATGGAGTGGCAATCAGCCTCAATGGTTTACTGACTCTGAGATGATAGACCTCGAAGGCTGGTTTACCTACGTGCCAGATGAGCAAGCTAAGTCATTATTCCCTTTCGTGGGAAAGATTGATGGTGTCTATCTGGATGAAGCCAATGACAGAGTGATTGTCCTAGAGCACAAGAACGTTAGCAGTAAAGATGCTACTGACCTTAGCTCTTCATTCTGGAGAGGCCTCAGCATGGATACACAGCTAGCAATATACGCCGACTACTTCACGAAGCGTTACGATAAGCCGGTCTGGGTATACTACGACGTAACGATCACGTCGCCTAATTCTAGAATCAAATCCATCTGGGATGGAGAGAAAGGGAAGAAGGTCAGAAGACCAGAGACCCTGGAAGAATTCGAGGAGAGGCTGACTATTGATTATGTCGAGAACGGTAAAGATAAATACATCAGGCAGCTCATCCCGATACTTGATCACAACAGGGAAAGGAGAATGAATGAGCTAATTCAGGTAGCCAACAGGATGATAGGATCACCCCCGATAAGGAACATTAGCTCCTGTAAGAACTTCGGAGGGTGCGAATACTTAGAGGTATGCCTCGGCAATGAACGACTCGAAGAGAGTCAAAAGTTTTACAACACACACAAGTAAGGAGATACTATGGACCGCTTTATGATCGGATCTGCCCCGGTTCAACCGCAAATGCTTCCGTCAAGACTTGTCCTCTATGGGCAACCTAAGATTGGGAAGTCATCATTCGGAGCAGCAGCTCCAAAGCCAATATTCGTATGCACCGAAGATGGGGCAGACGGATTGCCGGTAGTAAAGATCCCTACTGATAGCCCTTGCCAGTCATGGGATGACCTAATGGGGTGTCTACGGGGTGTATTGCAACAAAGCCACGACAGAGAGACTCTGGTTATAGACACCTTAGATCTGTGCGAGGCATTGGCAGCAAAGCACATCCTGAAAACCACATTCGATGGGAATAAGGAAAAGTATATGGCCTACCACAAAGGCCCTGTAATGGCAGGAGAGATGATGGAGACGCTAATGATGGCATTAGATCACATCAGAAAGAAAAGAACGATGAGGATCATCCTGTTGGCTCACGATGGACTTGCGCCGGGAGCTAATGCCCTAGGTGACGACTTCAAGAAGTGGGCTCCGAATCTAAGCAAGTACTCTTGGAATCGGATACGAGATTGGGCCGACCAAATAGGACACGCTCAATCTGACTTCCTTGTCATGGATGGCAAGGCCAGGGGAGGGAAAGACCGCTATGTCCACTTTCGGGGTAGTCCAGGAAGAGACGCAGGATGTAGGGCCGGATATGAAATGCCGGATAAGATAAAACTGAACTGGTCTGAGTACCAGCAAGCAATGGAGAAAAATAATGGAAATTGATTTTAATGTAGAAGAAAGCGACCTGGACTTCAAAGAATCCGCAGGAGGTAAGTTCGGCCCTGGAAACTATGAGTTTCAGGTAGGCGATGCCAGCCTGGTAACATCAAGCAAGGGTACGAGAGGAATCAAGATAACCCTGCTCGTTAATCATGACAGCAACGACTATAAAGTCTTTGATGATATCTGGCTAACAGAGAAAGCCAAGTGGAAGTATGCTCGGTTTATTGATTCTATCGGGCTGGATGCAACTGAGTCATTAGACACTGATGACTTACTCGGGAAAGATGGGAAGCTCCGCCTCAGAGAGCGAAAGGATTCTAAGTATATGGAGGTAGGGCAATACTTCACTCGAGCTGAAGCCGAGATTGAAGAGATGGGGCCGTTTGCCCAAAAGCCTAATCTCGAGTCCGTTCTCATGAGCAGCGATGACGACTCATCAAAGATTCCATTTTAAACACATGATCTGTAGTATATAGATAACTGGGGGGGCAGAAGCTGCGAACTTTCCGGTGTCATTTCATTCCTTTGGTTGACACCGGTCTGCTCCCCCACTCTTTCCTCAGGTAATCCCATGAAAATTGACGTAAACGCAAAGGCCATTAAAAGGCTTGCTGCATATCTGCGCAAAACCGCAGACGAGATAGAATCTTTGATCGATCCACCGGTCAAGAAGCCAAAGGCGAAGTCGAAGCACCTTGAAGATGTGAAATCAATTGTTTCCCATTACCAAGAGACCCACCCAGGAAGAGGAAGAGCGCTTAACCCCGACCATCCTGACTGGAAGTTGATAGAGAAAAGATTGGTCGATGGGTATAAACCTGACGAGCTAAAGCGTGCTATCATTGAAAATGCTCGCAGCGACTGGTGGGTGAAGAATGGGAGACACTCGGTTAAGGATGTCTTTGGGAAAGATGGGAACTTGGATAACTTCATAAAAGGGGAAAGCAGTAATGCAAGATATGGATACACTTCAGGGAGTGATGATTTCTGCGGGGGTAGTCGCGCAGGGTTCGGAGATTGAATTTAGTGACAGGATAAAAGCTCTGATGAAGAGAGCCAGCCCACTGAAGATCCTCGAGGAAAAGAAAGAGCTGACAGGGGAAGATCTAGAGTCCTCCCTTAGAAGGCAGGGGATGCCACAGCGCATCATAGAAACGCTTAGAGACATGAAGCAAACAAAGGCGACTGAGGCTGTCATCTCTTTTCTTTCGTCGGGGAGAGAGGCGTGGTGCCTGGTCCTGGCCGGGCCTAAGGGCTGTGGCAAGAGTACCGCCGCGGGTATGTTCCTGTCTGAGTCAACGAAGCCTAGGTCTAAATCGCCCCCGAACAGTATACGGTGGTGGACATCTTCCAGGATTAGCAGGGTAAGCGGATACGATTCTCACCTTGAGAAGATCATGCGAGAGAAGGTCATTGTTATTGATGACCTTGGTGTCGAGTATCTCGATAAGAATGGTTATTTCAACCACCGGCTAGATGAGTTAATTGATGAGAGATATGCGAATTACAGAAAGACAGTCATCACCACCAATCTAAACGCAAAAGATTTCCAGGCTAGATACGGTGCTCGAGTTGCTGATAGAATCCGAGAAGGGTTCAAGCACGGCGGAGCATATGTCGAGATTGATATGGGATCACTCAGAGCGTAAGATACGATCCGTGGAATTCAGAGTTAGAAAACACGATGATTGGTCATTGGCTATTTCGAAGTACCCAATGACCCTTGAGGAGCAAGTGCGTGCATTGGGGGTTCGATGGGGAAATACAGTAGAGATAAGGGAGCTAGATTCGAACGAGAGATTGCAAATAGACTCAAAGAGGTCTTTGGCCCAAGAGTCACAAGAAGCTCAGGACAATGCTTCTCAGGGGACACAAGAGCAGACGTTGACTGCCCAGACTTCTGGGTCGAGTGCAAAGTTGGCAAGAGACCAAACATCAAAGCCGCACTCGAGCAAGCAGAAGAAGCCAGAGAAAGCAGCAGATCAATTAAAACTCCTGTAGCCATATGCAAATGGGACAGGGACGAGGCGATAGCATCTATGAGAATAGATGTTTTTATCCAGCTATTAAAGCTAATCTATAAAGGGGAACCTAATGGGGGAGATGGACAGAATGATTTTAAGACAGAGGTTGAGGATACGAAGCATCAGTGAAAAGGGCTCGCCAAGCTCCGATGTCTCTATCACTAAGTATGCCAAGACTAAGAACAAGGCTAGAGATGCATTTGATGAATGCTCTAACTTCAGGAACATAACAAAGGCTCCCGAGTATATCAAAATTCGCAATGGGAGATGGTCTGTAACCTGGAGTGAATGCAAGGGCGATGAGGATGTTTGCGGCTTTAGCCCATGGAAGAGGGAGATAAGAAGAGGGGGTAATCGTGGAAGTAATAGTCTTTAACGTGATCTTGGTCACTTCGGTAGTCCTATCTGCCGCAGTGATGAGGAAAATTAAAGATGTCTGGCTGTCGCGCACGATAGATGACTTCAACCGTAAGTCTTCGTAGCCAGCATCCTATCCAGCCCGTCCCTTGCTCTTTAGGTCTCAGCTCTAGCTGGTGCCGGGGGCGGGCTTTAACTCGAACAAACAAAGGAATAAACATGAAAGTAAAGATTTGGGGAGATTCGTACAGTGTGTCTCTGGACGAGAGCCGGGTAAAGACCAATCAGAAGAGGGTATTGATTTGCCTTCTTGACGGAAAGTGGCATCCTTCCACAGAGCTTATGGAGGTGGGGGGATCTGAATGGGGGCGTCGCGTAAGAGCACTCAGAGAGGGTCAATTCGGCAGCATGCGTGTGGACAAGCGCAGGTGCAGCAATGGTATATGGGAATATAAGTTAGTCTTAAACAGCGTAGACAAGAAGGTTGTTCGGGACACTTTTATAGTTTAGGAAAGGGAAACTTAGAGAGAGATCTATACCTCTCCCTTCCTCCCACTCCCCTTACGTCGACATGTACCCAAGAAGGGTATGCAATTATCCCGGTGGGCATATCGCCCGAGAACTTATCCAGCAAAGTATAAAGCCTAATAATATTTATTGGGGCCTTCATGTTTCCAGCAGAGTAGGTCACGTCAGCCGCATATCCCTTGCCATCTGATCGAGCCATGTGGTAGCTATTTAATGCACCTCCCGAGTCTTTATTATGGCTGATACAACGAAGTCCACTAGTTATCCGGAGGGGGGTGCCTAAGCTTTTCCTGACATCATCAAGTATCTGGATTAATTCAGGGCGAACGTCCATAGCCCCACACCCGCATCCGCAAGCAAACTCCTTGGCCTGGAAATACTGACCGACGTATTTGCTATCCGGAGTAATGCCCATAATGATTATGTTCCTATGATGAAGACTTCACACTCAGGCACACCGCTTGCTGAAGTAAGCTTAAGGTCGTTGCCGATGGTTACATCTGGAGTAACATAGATGCCCCCAGGAGGAAGAACAACATCGATATTAGTTGTAGCAGCCGAGCTAACCCTCACTGTGACATTGATAGCTGTGTCATTGTTCTTAACCATGAGCATGGTGATGCCACCAGAGAACATAGAGAGATCAAAGGTCTCCCCGTTGTCATCACAGTTAACCTCGAAATGCATATACTCATCAGGCCTAAGCTCATAGACCGAAGGGCTAAACGATGCCTTCGGAGAAGAGTAGTCAGAGTTCTTTGAATAAACGCTCGTTACTTCTAGTTTTGAATAATCAGCCATCGGTTACCTCGCACTTGTTATAACTACCAGCGAAACTTCAGTCCCGCTGTTGCTCCCCAGTTGACTTCCTGACCCCACTCGGAACCCGCGAATCCCTCAACAAACAGTTCAATGTCTTCTGTAGGCTTTGAGCCAAGACCAACACTCCCAAGCCAGCCACCCCTATCGATATTGCCAGCGAGACGCAGCATGCTTTCGCTATCCGAGAGGCCATCTAGGAGCTTTTTTTTAATTTCGATGTTTTTTTTATTGCCTCACCAATAATACCGGCCTTAGCTTCATTGGACTTTACAAGGCTGCGCCCCATTGTATAGCTCCCCCCGCAGACAGCAGCCAGGATAGCTCCTATTACCTGAGTCCATTGGCTGCCTTCCATTGACGCAAGAATTACCCCGCCGAGCATACCGACAATACTAATCCAGAACTCTGTACTCTTAATGCCTGTCTTTTTCATCTTGAAGTCTCCCGCTCTTTGCCTCATAGCTCACGCGCCATAATCTAGTTTCTTCTCGGAAGACATAGAACTCTTTCAAAAGCTCGACCATCTTCGCATGAGTCTCCTCGATATTCTTCTCAAGAGACTCTACTCTCTGCCCAAGCAGAGCCAGCTGTGTCTCTGACCCTGCACCATTCTTCTTCTTGCTTATAGCCTCGACGAGCTTGAATGCTCCCAATACGATTGAGACAATTGCTGCAATAGCTCCCGTCTGTACTGGGTCCATCCGCTAACTCCAAGGCAATCCAGACTCAGTCGGCGGGTCAATCTTATTCAGAATCTGCTTCTCGACGTGAGCTTCCGACTGCGCTTTTTGCTCGACAGTCATCACAGAGAAGAGCCATTCAAGAGCCTGCTCTTTTGTGACCTCTGCGTAGGGCGTGAATTCTTGGATGTCACTGATGTCCAGGGCGCACGTTCCTCTAATACTTCCGTATGCCACCAAGGGACCTTCCTCGGGGTCTGGGTTCGGATACTCCCGCTCGTCTGTGCAATTCCAGTGCAGTTTGAAAATTACTTTTTGCTTACCTTCTTTTAATTTCCAGTCTTCGCAGTTTGAGATATTCCATGTCGCTGCCATTTTCTAATTTCCTTAGGCTAGTATGTGATCAACTTGATCGACAAAGCATGAGTGTCTTATTGTTGCGCCGTCATTAGCAGACTGAACTCGAAACTTCCACGC